GAAAATCGAGTCGTAATTCACTTTCGTTCACCTTTATGTTGGGTATGGGTTTTGTAAACGTCTTACAATAATCCCAGATTACTTGTTTTGCCTGTGAGTAGTATGGGCAGATGTAGGCATACCTACCGTCTCCGCTGGCGTCTGTGCAAGCACACTTTATCAATTCGTTAATACACGCTACCGACTTGCCCGCCCTTCTGTGAGCGACCACAACTGCCCATCTTTCTTTTCTTGCGTGTAGCGGCTTAAACACATCTCTTGGCTTGTAGGGGATGACAACCTTCATGACTCCCACCCTATAACAAGGCTTGCCGCTGTGCCGTCCGCGTTAGTGATGCCAAACGCCACCTTATTCTGCTCCTTAGCACTTGCCCACCCGTGTACGTTTTGAAGAATTGCTAACGCCGACTTTGTGTCGCCTCCTAGCGCAGCTTCTTTTAGCACCCGTGCCATTTGCGCCTCTGCGTCAGCGGCGCCCTTCATCGCCATCAGCTCAACGTTTGGGTCAAGTTGGCACAGTTGCCGATACTCGCTTGGAAGTAGCCCTGCCGCAAGCGCGAGCTTGTCCCCTTTTAGCCCTAGCGCAGACGCTTCGTAAATTGCGCTCAGACGCGCCTCTGTAACTTTTAATTCTCTTGGTGAATATGGAAATGATTGCATGGTCGCATGAATCCTTAGCTTGTTAAAAATTATTTATAATATATATGGAAACGGCTTTTTTGTCTGTGAATCTTTTGCATCACCTTCGAAAATGAACGCCCCCCCCTATGCGCCAATATTTTGACGTTGTGTCATTTATTTGACGGTATATATGGAAAATGCAAATAGTATAGGAAAAATGCAAACGTCGGAGATAATGCCCCCGCCAGTCGTCTTGTCAAGTCCACCCCGCCTGCGCTTTATTTTTTATTTTAACCCCCCCCCTACCCCTGCAAGCCACGAAATACGCGGGCTACAGAGGAATCAAGGCTAAGTGTCAATTATTTGACGTTATTGTAAGTCATTGATTCTTATAGCTTATTAAGAGTAAGCGTCAATATATTGACACTAGTGCTACCCTTGCTGTCTGCCCTGCTGTCTGCCCTGCTGTCTGCCCTGCTGTCTGCCCTGATAGTGTAGGCAGTCATGTAAGCATATGTAGGCAATTAAAAACAAGGTGACTGCCCACGCCTGCGCCCAGTGTTGGCGTGGGTTTGCGCGATTGTGGGCAGTGTAGGCAGTCATTTTACCGCCGGTCTTTTATATATATTATTATATACCTTATTATTATTATGGTATATATTATAACTTTTTCTGTATAGTAATTACACTACCTACACTGCCTACACATTCCTTCAAGTCAAGCACAGCGCGGGCTTGCGCGTGGGCAGTCTAAGTGTCATTTAACTGCCTACACACCACCTACACACCACCTACAAATCGCCTTTTGTAACAAAAAGTATTGCATTTAAATTTTATTGCTTTATAATGTTTAGCAAGTCATCCATTTTGATGACTGCTTACACTAACCACAATAGAGAGAATGACATCATGAACACATTAGCTATTTATACCGCACTACTCGCGCAAAATTTATCTGTTACCGCGTTTGATAGCGATAAAAATACAATTACTTTTGACCGTGTAACAACAAGTGAAATCCTGGCAATTAGCAGCACGTTAAATGCAATGCTACACGCTAACGAAGTATTAGTAATCGATAACTTAAAATTTAAAATCAGATTCATTTAATTTGACGCGCGGTCGCAAGCTGGCCGCGCTACCAATTAACAATAGAGAGAGATTAATATCATGAAAATTTACGTCGGAACGTATAACAAGTATAACAATGGAAGCATAGCGGGCGCGTGGTTAACATTAAGCGACTACAACGATGCGCAAGATTTTCTTGCTGCATGCCATAACTTGCACAATGATGAATCAGACCCTGAATTGATGTTTCAAGACTTTGATGACATACACAAAAACTATTGTCATGAATGTATCGATATGCAAGAAGTCTATTACTACGTTAACGCGTGTCTATCTGATAACAAAGATATTATTGACGCTGGACTAGATTGTGAAATACCACTTGATTCAATTATGGGCGCGTATCAGGGCCAATATGATAGTGATATAGACTTCGCGCAACATCTCGCTGAAGAGTGCGGCGCAATAACATACAGTGAAAAATGGCCTTTAAATTGTATAGATTGGGAAGGCGCAGCATATGATTTAATGTTTGACTTTACCCAGTCAAACGGCCATTATTTTTCCAATAACTAGTAAAGATTTCAACGTATAGCGCGTGGCCAGGTCGCGCGTTATGCGATGCAATTTCGCATCTAATAAAAACAAGGTTAACATCATGAAAACAATATACTTAGATTTTATCGACGCGCCTATGTGGTACCACACACGCGGGTTAATGCAAACGGCGACCGGTTACGGTAAAAAGCTAAACACCGGCAAAAAAGCTATTGTAGGCAATAAAACGTATAGAGTTTATGCGACTTGCAATTCTAACGTATCGTCGTGCTATATCATTATTAAAGGCGTAAAAATTTACGTTGATAACTGGAACTAATAAAATGAAAACTTATTTAATTAATGATGATGAATTGTTCAATTATAGAATTGAAGCTAATAACTTTAATCAAGCTATTGCACTATTTAAAGACTTATTTCGCGTTCAAGGCCGTTTACGTTTAACGGCGCGATATGCAAACGTTAAAGAATACAAACTAGACAAGTCTAACTATAAATTTTCAATTCGTGAGATGCAATAATGAAAAAATTTAATTTAAAAAACGGCGGGTGTACTGTTTACGCTTTTTTGTGTGGGTACGGCGATGTTATTATTAATGATGATTTTGACTTATCTTTATTTCATAACGGCGGTATAGGCTACGACGTAAGGTTACGCGATGAAACGCGCGGCGTTAACGCTTGTTGGTTAACTTTTGAAAGTGTAACCGACGCGCGGGCGATGTTTAAAACAATAAAAAATTTGATTAGTTGAGATAACAAAATGATAATAATATTTTTAATACTGGTAAAGTTTGCCGTTTTAGCGATATTACTGGAAAACTAAACAAAAGAACCCGCGATAAAAAGCGGGTTTTTTATTGCATCAAACAATAGTAAGGCCTTAACAGGCCTTTTTTATTGCTTACCATTTAACGACGTATAAAGCCCGTTACACTGCGATAAATAGTTTAGCATTACTAGCCTATTGCCTAACATTCAATCAGCTAATGACAAGCGAATAAAGGCTATAAAATCACCCTATACAATGACAAGCGCGGGCGTAAAATCACGCGTGAACTTGATGAAACGCGTATATATGAAGGATAGGAATTTCGAATCTGGAGATGTACAGGATTTCAAATCTAATGAACGCTCAATTTTTGCCACGAAACGATTTGGGAAATTTTGCCACGAAACCAAATGCCAAAATTTTTTCTGAATTCTTGAAAATGATAGTTGCCGGTGCTGAACTCCGACTTGTGGTGCTGTTTAACACACGCTTACTCTTTCGAGATAGTTACTCCTACAGTAACACTCCACTAGGCTTTTGGGCTTCTACCCCGTTCCATAGCATATCAGCCTACGCATTAACTATCAATAAAACGCCCGTTACTTCTTCCAAACAATTACACATCGATTTGCAATTGTCGGCTTTACCGAGGTTTCCCCGCTTTCGCGCATTATACTATAACCACTAAGCGCTTAGAGTTATAGTAAGGACTCTGCTATCTTTCAAGGCGTTTTATTCATAGCTAAAAAATTCCCCAATTATCCGAGCCGATAATTGAGGAACACTTTAAGTACACATGAACTAACAATTAGAGAGAATTGTTGCAACTAGTCTACTTAATCGCTACAACTTTTGCAACAGGTTTTTGCTCTGCCATATCACGCAGCGCAGACTTGCTCATGTGCGCAAACTCAGGTGCGCAGAAAATGTGTTTCTTAGTCTTAGACGAGCGCGAATTGCACATTCCCTTATCAGCCCACCCAGCTTCTTCAAGTGCATGAAACAAAGCAGCAGGTGGAAATTGTTTACTGCCAAACGACATAGCGGCGCGCTCACAAATGGCTTGAAAAGGAGAGGCAATCACACCGGATGCAAACTCACCCATGCGAAGCGTAATCATGTCAAGCAGTGATGACTCAACAGCGGACAGACTATTCTGCACCAGTGACATTTTAAAATCTGTCATAGGCGCAGGCGCAGCAGGGTTGAACGCAGACACATCACGCAAGAACAACCAGTTAGCAATAAGGTCATACCCACCGCCGTCATTAAACCATCTCCATATAGCGGTAGCTGATTGCGGAGGCAAGCGCTCTGCCGTACTCCAAGTAGCAAACCAACGACGGTCGCCGCTTTCAAGTGACAACGGTACACGGTCATTAGAGAACGCAAGCACGGCAAGACGATTCACAAGATTGTAGGGGGCAAGGCCTTTACGGTTAACGGATAGCATCTCAGGTGGCGCGGCGATAACAGGCTTAAGTTTGTTGGCTAGCATTCTACGGGCGGCGCTGTCGGCTTCTTTAAGCTCATTAATGACAATAACCTCTGCTTCTAAATGATACCCCCACGCAGATTGAATGGTGTCAGTAGACATAAGCGAATAGTTGCGCAGGTGAGGGCCGCACACGGCGTAAATGAACGGCGCATACATCGTATCTTTACCGATACCTTGACCACCCGCGTGAAGAATAGCGTGGTTAATCTTAACGCGTGGATTCTGCACTTTGAATGCCATGTAATTCCAAATGTGTTCCAGCTCACGCTCGTCAGGAACAAGCGATTTACAGTGGTCAAGCCATAGGGATATATTGCCACCCAAATTTCCGCCACGAGATGAATCTGGACGGGCGTCGCGCCATCGATTGCCATACAATTCACCGTCACGCATAGCAATTACCGAGTCACCAGCGGCAAAGGTGATACCTGCCAGCACTCTAGCGCCCATCACCTGACGGTTCTCATCAAAGCTCATGGCGGCCTCTATCTTACGGTCAGAGTGAATACTCTTGCACGACACATGACGAAACACGGCGTTGAACGTCTGACGTGAGAATTCACGGCGATTCTGTAAATCGAAATAAGAATCGTCTGACATAACGTACGCGAAGCGTTGATACCACTCCGCCTTCTCAAGCCGCGCGATTTCCTTCTGCTCGACTTCTGCAATGATAGCCGCCGCCGCGTCAGTGCTGAACATATCAGTGGGTTCAAGTTTGCCAATAGCGGTGTGCATGACCTCTGCAAGTATTTCTTCACGAAGTCCATGTGAGTGTTTAGGGCCGCCCATCTCAGCTACCCACGCGAGGTAAGTACGGCTGTCCCACGACGCGCAGTGGCCATGAAAGCAACAGTAAGCGCGGTTAAGTGGGTGGTATCTGCCCATCAACTGACCATCAGTATGCTCAGCATGGTTAGGGCAAACAACGCCCACCCACCCCTCAGCGTTAGCCGATTCTAAAATATCGCCACGAGAAGACAACCACTCCAGCACTTCATCGTTGCCTGTGTCGATGATAGCCATTGGGCGAACAAACGCTGTGTCAGCGTCAGCGGGGTGAACATCAAGCGCCGAGCAGATTTGGTCGAGCGTAAACTCACGCTCAGGATGGAACTCCACGAGAATAGATTTGAACGACGCACGGTCAGGCTTCAAATTCACTGACGCAGGAAGGCGAAAATTACGCACGGGGTTAATCGCGCCACTGTCAGTATAGCCCGCGTCAGCGATTGCTTTAATAGCGGCGCTAAACTCACCTTTAGTTGGCATATCATCTAAAGCAAACGTGTAGCCCCACTGGTAATTCTGCGGTGAGGTTTCCATTATCCATGTCGGCTCGATAGGAGGACGCAAACTCTTGGTGCCAATGTCGTCAAGCACGAGAAAAGCAACGTACTCGCAGTTGCCCGCACTCGCAGACGGTTTGCCATCTTTAAAACGTGACGAGATAAACGACGCGGTATTGCCATACCACGCGCCTTTGCCGTCGTATCGAGAAGGAAGATAAGCAGGCCATGCAAACTGACCGTTATCTTTAGCAATTTGTTTGACCAAAAGGATACTTTCGCCTTCAGGCGCGATACGTTCCAAGTAAGTAATAAAATTCATTTTCCATATCTCTCTAATGTTGAAACACCAACGGCTAAAGGTAAGCCTTCTGCCCATGCAGGGGCGCTACACATCACCGTTTCCAAGTCTTGCGCGGCTGTCGCCGCGTCTTCTTTTTTCACTTCTAGCACGATTTCGTCGTGAACATGAAGCACGACAGTATGCCCGATTCGGCGCAACGCGTCACGAAGTAAATCATTTGCAATCGCCTGTGTAATATTCTCACAAGCGAGTCCAGCCCATAGCCTAGCTCGCGGCCATTCGACTGCATCAGCAGCGGGTTTCCACGCCGCCTTAGCGTAAGATATCGACCCGTCTTCAATATATGCCGACGGGTAGCATAGCACCCGACCAGACGGCAGGGCGTACCACAAATTCACACCGTCAAACAGATACGTCACGCGACCAGCGGTAAACTCACGCCCCTTATGGCGCATGGCGCACATATATGCTCGCTCAAGCTCACCCCAATACTGCACCGCCCAAGTGTTACTGCGACGCCACGCGTCAACGGTACGTTTAGCCTCAGCTTCAGGCAGTGAGATGCCATAGGCTTTACCCATCGCACCAAACGCACCCGCGCCACCCATATAGCCGCACGACAGAATAGCGACCTTACCAATCTGACGTTGGTCAGGCGTTATCATATCCATCGGACGATTAAAGATACCAGCAGCGGCACGGACGTAAATGTCCTCGCCACTGCGAAACACATCAAGCACATCCTCACTGCCATGCTGCAAACTCGCCCAAGGCGTCACACGCGCTTCAATACCTGCCCAATCTGCTACCACGAACACGTTTCCAATAGCAGGCATCAGCGCAGGGCGAAGCATACCTTTGAGAACGTCCGTCACACGCTTGCCATGCACCGGAACGATATTGCGCCCAACGACCATATCATCACGCACTCGCTGAGGCTCTTTAGCGCATTTACGCGTAAAGTTATGCACCTGCGCACCGTAAGACGACGCTCGACCAGTCGCACTGCCACCATTAAACACAAACGCACCACGCACACGATGGTCTTCAAAGTCTGCAAGAGAAAGCAGACGGCTAAACTTCGCCACAGACGACGCCCACAAGTCGTCAGCGCATTGAATAACCTCCACAACGTGCAGCGGGATTTCTTCAGGGTCGTCCATCAATAGCAAATTAGCGCGAACGCTTTTGTCGATAGAATACTTCTCACCATTCCACATCAGCGCTCGCGCAGACTCACCAACACGCTCAAGCACCCACTCACGCATCTTCGGTGAACGAACAGACTTAATTGCACCGTCAGTAAGCTCCACGACGCGAGATTGTATTTCTTCAAGCTCAACACTGGCGTAACGCATAGCGGCGCGACACAAGTCAACGTCCACCAAAACACCTGCGTCGTTAATGCGCTCGTTGACGTGATAGTCAAGCAGCTCACTATCTGTCAACTGACGCAATGATTGCGACACTGCTCGCATGGTTCTTACGTCTTGACGGCAATACTCGATAAGCTCAGGCAACAGTTTGGTGTTAAAAGGAGGAGTGCAGCACTGCTTGACCAGCATTTTGCCACGGTGGTCTTTGCGCATCTCGCTAGAGATAGCACGGCCAACATCCTCAAGACTGCCCGGAAGGCAATTTGCCCGTGCTTGCACAGCGGTGCAGTAAAACTGCTCAAGTTTAAAGTCTATCTGTAGAACGTACCAGAATATTAAACGCTCAAACGCGGCGTTATGCGCCCGTATCTGACCCGTGAAGTTGCGAACGTTGTCAGGAAACGGCATATCAGGCGTCCATGTCTGCACGTCACCGTCATCAAAGGCGTAGCACATACACAGCACGTCAGTAGATAGGTCTTGCGCGTAATTGTAAACGCCGTGCTTAGGCAAATCACATTCGCTTCTTGTTTCAAAATCGATATAAAGTATAGGCATAAAAAAAGGCGGCCTTTTAGCCGCCCTTCTCCTTATCGGTTATGCGCGTCTGCGGCGGGTAGCAGGCGCGTCATCTTCGATGACTTCTTGGGGTGTGTCTTCAGGTTCGCCGTCAAGGCTAATCCACTGCACAATGTCAAAAACTGGCGTATAAATACGCCCGTAGGCTTTGTGCTGATAATGCTCTTTGCTTAACGAAACTACGGCCACAGGCTTAGTTTGGTCTGTTTCTACCTGATTAGCAATATTGACTGCTAATGTTTGTACGGCGCGTTTACCGCCCACGCTGGTGACTGTGTAGCGTACTTCTTCGCCTTTGTCTTCACCGTCAATACATTTAAGTGAAAAACCTACTTGCGTTTCCCAGCCGCGTTTAGCCGCGGCAGGCGCAGGCTCAACTTGTGGCAATGGCTCAGTCACGCTAACCATTTTCTCACCTAATACTTCACCTTCACCCCACGCAATAAAGCCGTGCGTGAACGAGAATGGGTTAACTGCCCACACGCTATCGTTGTCCACTTCAGTTTCAGACGCACCATATACCCAGTGACCTGTTCTGTCCATTTTAAGGATAGTCACGCCACCAGAAGTATTGGTGTCAGTTTGAATGTTACGAAGTGCATTAGAGATGCTGTTGACTGCTGGAAGGTTGGCGTTGCCAAATACTGATACGTTATTCATTTTAGTTTCCTATAGTTTATTAAGGGCGTTTGTTAATTGTTGCCCGATTAGTAAGACAGTAGGGCGCGGGTCAGATTCGTGCGCCATTGTACTGCCAGAAGATACCACTGCGACAACATCATCCGGCATGGGCAGTTTCAGAGCCTTTAATTTCTTCTCTGCTTGCGCCGGCGAAACCAATTTGGAATCGTAGATGTCATCATTTGTCAGACCAAGAGCCAAAAGCGATTCGACTGCTTGCGCCTCATTAGTCCATTTTCTTGTCCCCCGCTTTGCAACAAGTTTGTAGTTAGGGACTGGTTTGCCCGCTTCAAGCATTTGAAACGCTAATGCTCTCAAATCGGTAATCCATTGTTCCAGAATCTCAGCTTGTTGTAAATAGTTTGCAATAGATTCTGCATCAATATTATCTAGCGTTGCCTTCAGCGCCCTATCTACCTCACCTGTCATTAACGGGCAAGTTGGCTTAGCCGCGCACCACTTGCAGTGTTTGCCACTGGCTAACGGTGCATCAGGTGTTTCAGACAAATCGATAGCTTTTTTGAGCGTTTTTTCAAACTCACGAATGCGTTTAGCGGTGGTTTTCCAGCGCTTAACAGACGGGGGTTGAACAATCACAAGCTCAATAGACGCCGCGCCATCAAACACCCATTCTAGCCCTTTTGTGCGCATTGCTGCGCCGGCGTAGAACATGAGCTGCTCGTTTTCTTCCACTTCCACGCTAACGCCACTGCCAAACTTCCAGTCTAATATGACGGCTCGGTCACCAAGGCGTCCGATAAGGTCAACGCTACCAAACACTTCAGGCAAGAAATCACCGTAGCTTACGTTAGCTTCAACGGTAAACTCCATCGATTTAGAAGGGTCAATTTCATCAAGCGCCGCCAGCGCCGGTTCAATCTTTTCTTTTGCCAACTCAGTTGTCATATCAATGCCCGCATACGACAAACTGTAAATGTTAAAGTTATCCTCAGTGAGTAACTTTTCCATTGCAAGGTGGCAAAGCGTCCCTTCATCGGCATACGATGATGATGGTTTAGGTGGCATTTGTTGCACCAGCTTAACACTGGCAGGACACGCGATAACTCGTTTGGCGGTGCTACCGCCAGCAATACTTGAATGGCTCATTTACTGTTCTCCAAAAGTGTTTTAAATAATTTCTTACATGGTCTTTATCTATGTCGTACCGCAGGTTTAAATCATCCATCATCCTTGCCCGTGACTTCCTACCATAGTAATAAAACTTTCTACATTTAGTTAGGGGCATCGTCTTCCTCCTCATTTACCTATTCCACATAACTTGCTTATTTCATCAAAAGTTAAATTTTGTTTACTTGTATCTATAACACAGCTTGTTTTTTTATTTATGTCATGTATAGCAACAGCCGCAACTAAAAAGACTCCTAATAAACTCACAGCCATAAATACTACAAACTCTTTTATATTCATAATTCACCCGCACTTGCTCATATTGTACAAATCATTTACCATCGGATTGCTCCTATTCTTTTTAGCACCGCACGGACTTTATAAGGGCGTTCTTTTCTAAATATGTGCGCCATATTCATATCTCTAGTAAACATCGCGTAGTTAAAACTGCGCCATTTCACATCGTATCGATTAAATCCTCTTTGGCGTACTCTCATAGTTTAGCCTCTAATTGTTTAGTGAGGTTGCAGTATATCAAAAAAAGTTTGCAAAGAAAAGTTTGCAATGATAAACTTTAACCATGTTAGAAAAAGACGTCGAAAAACACTTAGTAAAAGTCGTCAAAGAAATGGGCGGCAAATCGTATAAGTTCACCTCCCCTGCTTGTCGGGGAGTGGCAGATAGAATCGTGTGTCTACCTAATGGCAGTACATGGTTTATTGAGCTTAAAACCGCAGGTGGCAAACTGTCAGCACTGCAAAAAGTTTTTGCATCAGACATGGGCAAACTTAATCAAAAGTACGCTTGTCTTTGGAGCAAAGAAGATATTAACAACTGGAGAGAGAATAATGATTAAATTTTTACAATACCTTGATGAATCAAATCTAGCATACCTTATTATGCTGTTTTGTTTCTTACTAATGGCGCGTTTGCACCTCAATGCGCTAACTGAAATTACACGCCTTCGTAAAATCATGAAGCAGGTGATGAGATGAGCGCATCGTTAGTTTTAACACTATCGTTTTTAACGGTCGATACTAATATCGACAAACGCGGCAAAACGACTACGCACGAAACGATTGCGTACACAACCAACACCATACCGTATGATTCGATGAAAGCGTGTACAAACGCGCGTGAAGAATGGGGTCTTGTCATTGGCGCGTACCAAATGAGTAAACGCCCCACACGGGTCATTATGGCTGTCTGTAATGACAGCGCAATGGGAGTGGTAGAGTGACGGAGATAACTTTAAAAGCCTACTGCGCGGCGCATAAAGTTAGCCGCACCAGTATGGACTATCACATCGTTAAGATGGGGGTATATCCTTCCGGCAGTATAAGATTATCTGAAGCAGGCGCACCCTCATTCTTGTGGCGCGTTAAAGATTTAGACAAAGCCAGACTTAGACTTGGCATTAGAGGGAATGGAAAATGAAAGACGAACTACTTTGGATTGCAGTCGGCGCGTTCTTAATTGGCGCTATTGCATCAACGTTGACAATTTACGCCACACATAGACATTATTACGAAATCACCAAAACAACTATTGGTGAGTTTATCATTCACGACGGGCGCATCTACTCAGTGTATGAGATGGAACGCAACATCCGTGGGGAGATGGTAGCAAAATGAGTAAAGAAGAATTATATAAGCGCCTGACAATGGCGCAGAAAAACAAAAAAGAGCTGAAGAAAATTAAACTTCAACTCCTCAAAGAAATCGAACAACTGAAGTTAATGCTTCGCGCACTGGAGGAAGGGTAATGGAAATCGATGATGTTGCAGCGCTCATGTTTTATATCGGGATACTATTTTTAACAGGAATTTGGCTATGTCATTAGTAAAACCAGTATCACCAGTGACGCCTGCGCCAACAACGGTTGACTGTAAACATGACCACTGGCGCATATATAATAGCTTTGGTTACCGCGAGTGCGACCGCTGCAAAGAACGAAGACCCATTTTTAACGATATACGGCACCAAAGATGAACATTTCACAAATATTTATAGGGCTTAGCCCTTTTTTAAAAGACAGATTTACTAGCGAAGTGTTTACGCTTGGCTTAATTAACGAGCTTAACGAGCAACGCTTTCGTGCAAGATGCAAACGTTTAATACGTCAGCACAACGGCGAAACGCGCAAGTTATACAAAGCGCTAAACAACCTATCGATGAACGACAGAGTACGATTTTTTGACGTGGTGAGCGGACATGAATGACAAAGATTTAGATATAGTAAGAGATGCGGTAAAGTACAACAGTCAAACAGGACACTTTTACAAAGGCGGCGCATCTACGCCTGCTGCGCTTAACTGGAAAAACAAAAACGCAACAATCAACGTTAAAAAGAGTGGATTACACTCTAACTTTTTAGCGTGGAAAGTTGCGGTGTTTTTAGCCTATGGTTGGTACCCAGCGCATACTGACGCCGTAGAGTATTTAGATGACAATCCAACTAATCTGCGCATCAGCAATATTAGAGTCATTAAAGCGTCTGAAGACGAAATGACCATGATTGACTTCTGTGACGAAAACGACTTGCGCTACCCTAGCGTGTCAGCGCTTATGCGCGGTGAGCCGTTTACTCGCCGAGTAGAAAACGGGTATTCAAGAGCGTATTTTAATAAAAAATTACTAGAGGCGAATTGCGCTAAACTTCTAGCTAAGAAACTTCGCGATGAAGAAATAAGAGAAAAGCCCAGATCGCGACCAATGGGCAAACGCCGAAACGAACATTTTATGGAATTCTTGAGAACGCACACTATCGTGCCTAAAGGTTGGGAGATGACATTATGCTAAAAAAAGTAATTTTGCATCTCTGCGCTGACATAGGTTCTGACAGTTGGTTCTATGCAAATGATGACGAGTATGAAGTCATTAAAGTCGGAAAAGAAATTGGCGTTGAAAACTATACGCCGCCGGACAATGTTTACGGCGTGATTGCCAACCCCGTTTGCACTGAATTTAGTTTTGCAAAATGGGCAAACAATAAAGGTGATGGCGATGTTGAAGAAGGAATGTTTTTAGTCAACCACTGCTTAAGAATTATAAAGCAGTGTAATCCAACATTTTGGGCGATAGAAAATCCAGCAACCGGACGATTAAAAGAATTTCTAGGTGCGCCAAAATTAACTTATCAACCGTATGAATACGGTTCACCTTGGACTAAAAAGACGGCTTTGTGGGGGGAGTTTAACAGCCCTAAAAAGATTTATACTTGGGATACTGTTGAGAAAAACCCTAAATTATATGTTAGGCCAAACCGAGGTAAGCCGTCATTAGTGTTTTTGCATAAGTCCGCAATATACGACATACCAGAGTTTTTAAAGTTTGCTGATTTAGTACATGATGACATGAGTTTGCGCTCTTTATGCCCACAGACTTTTGCGCAACAATTTTATAACGCTAATAGATAGGGAACAACAGTATGCTAAAAGGTGACTCAGTACACGCAGGCGACGCCGTAGACGCGCCGGCGCATTATCAAGGTGACAAGATGCAGTGCATCGACGCAATGGAGGCAATGCTTAGCGTTGATGAATTTAGAGGCTATTTGCGCGGTAATATTTTTAAGTACCAATGGCGTTTTAGAGATAAAGGCGGTCTTGAAGACTTGCGCAAAGCACGGTGGTATTTAGACAGACTAATCAAATTGGAGAATTTCTAATGTACGCATTTAAAAGTGGACCCGTAGACCAAGACCCAACCATCAAAGCGCTACGCGGTGATGATATGGAAAACTACATGAATTTGCTCAAATGGCTAGATACCGTGCCGTTTATCCCCCTGAAGGTAAGCGACATCGTGTTGCCTTGGCGGGATAGATGAAGCCAAAGCTCAAAACGATGAACGGGGTGTGGATATGCTACACCCCTTGCTGCTCCATTCCGATGATGGCAGACCACCCCAAAACAGCGTACTTAAGATGGAAATTTATCAATGCTAAGACCCAACCAGATAGAAGCTGTTGCCTTTTTGAGCCTAATAGACAAAGGGATGATTCTTGCCCCAGTAGG